CGTCTCCTCAAGGCCAGAGTTGGCTTGGATGGTGGTGGGGTCAAACTGGGCAACCCGGTCGAGGTGTGCCTTGGCTTTGTAGGACTCGATAAGCATCGGAGTCCCGCCGAAATAGGCGGTGTGAAGGTTATTCATCGGAAGGGTCGTTTAAGGGGTCGGGGCCGACATTCGGATCGTTGGGGTCGGCTTCTACCTTTTCCCCATCGTCCATCATGGCTTTTTGCTTCTCGTCATCGCTTTTGTAAGCGGCATCCACATCGGCGGGAGCCACATTCTCGGGCATGATGGCGGACGATACCTGCACATCGAACTCATCGGCAAGTTGCTTGAAGTGAGCCTTCTCTGCGAATAGTTCACGGGCAACCGCCTTGGGGTCGTTACCCATTTCAAGTTGGTGTTGCGTCCAAGTCTTGAGGCCAGCCTTGATGTCGGCGCGGTTGGCGATGGCATCGCGCCCGGTGTCTACGGTGACACGGCGAGGCGTAGTCCAACCGACCCGATGCCAATAGTCGTTGGCAGGCAGGATGCCATCCTTGATGGCGTTGCCGATGACATACCCCCACACGGGGGTTAAGAACCTCTGCATCAAGATGGACTGACGGTGCTGGAACTTGCGGTCAGCCTTGGCGATAATGAGCCGGACAGACGCTCCACCAATCTTGGTGGGATCATAGGTGAACTCGTAGGGCAGGAAGCCCGAAAGCGAGTCACGGATGAGGTGGTCGATGAAGCCCGTGAACGCTTGGTTCGGTCGGGCAGACTCAAAGGACTCCAACTTCTCGCCAGGGGCCAAGGACAGGATTTTACCGCCAATGAAGGTCGAAGCCTCGTTCGGGTCGGTCAGACCGTTGTTGCCATAATCCTGCGGACGCATCCCAAAGGCTTCAAAGTCCGACTGCGAGCCGTCAAACTGCGGGTTCTCACGGGTGATGGTACGGGTGATGTCCGAACTGGTCTTAACCGCCAACTTCTCCAAGGACAGGATTTCCATCATGTCGATGATGTTGTTGATGCTATGCTGAAGCGGGCTGTAAGCGCGCGCGCCGGAGGCTAGTTCCGGCTCGTACAGGTGCAGGACGGCGTTGGCGGGAACCTGTCGGCTGGAGCCATCCGAACGCAGGATGTTGTAGTATTCGGGTGCGCCGTACGGTCCGAACATAATGCCATCCACCATGCCAGGGGGCGGTGCGCCCGAGGCGGCGTTGCCGACACGGTGCGACTCAATGACCTGCAACTTGGGCGCACCACCCGGCCCACGGGTTTTGACGATGAAGCACTCGCCGTCACGATCCATCAAGCGGCAGACGATGTGCTGGAGTTCAAAGAACGAGAACCGACCCGTGATGTCGGTGTTCTTGGAGGCCCATTCACGGAAGTAAACATCGGCGGCATTATCCCAAACTTCATCGCCAGACTCGGCTTGAGCCTTGATACCAGAGCCGACCGAATAAAGGGCCATATCGCCAATGGCCTGTCGGATGAGGCCCGCATTGAGTTCCAAGTACCGCATCCTGCGGGTGGTCTCCATGCGGTCGAACACCGTCATGGTCTTTTTGAAGTCTTGAGGCAAAGACGACCAGATCCACGACCGCTTGTTGCTGAACTTGGCGGACTCGAAGTTACTAAAGATACCCGGACCCGCGCTCGCCTGCTTCTGCGGGATAGTGTTGCCAGCGTTGGGTAGCGTACGCTTCCCAGGCTTAACCACAGATGACTTCTTCTTGCGGGGAGCGTTACTCATTACATCGAACGGAAATTGTTGAGGCCGTTGTAGACACGAACCTTATCGACCTGCCCATACTTCTGGGGGTCTTTCAGTTGCAAAGCGTAACGAGACTCAAGCAAAACCGTAGTGATGTCGATGGGCCAGCCCTTCACCACGGAGGTTCCAGAGTCGGAGTATTCCATCATGGTCTTGCCCTCTTTGAGCAAGACGACAGCCCGGGCAACAATGTCCTCGATGTCCTGTACGGACAAAATCGTGAAAATACCAGTTGCTCGTGCCATTTGGAATTAGCCCGATGTAAAGAGGGTCGGCGGTTCGCCTTTTGCGCCACCAGAGCCACCAATGACACCCCTTTTGCGCGAACCGCCGACTTGACGGTAATCTACCCCTCTGACCCAGTAGGTCAAGAGGCTTCTGCTTCCACGGCAGGTTTTTCTTCGGCTACGGTAGTTGCCCCCTTGTTCTTCCCCTTGCCAACAATCTTGGACATCATGGCAAAGAGGATGCCTTGAACTTCACAGTCCCAGAGGTGATTGGCACGATCACCAATGGGTAGCCAGATGGGAGTTCCGGCGTTGTTCTTGGTGCGATGCTCGGACTGCATCTGCTTGCGGTACTCGTCACCGAAGTCCTCGGGGTAGGTGTGTGCGCCTGCCCTGCGTAGGCGGGACAGGGCATCCTTGAACACTAGGTTGGAGTAAATAAACAGTTTGCAGGACTGCGCGCCGACTTGAATGACCTTGGCCCGGGAGTAGGGTCGGTAGGCAACCTTGATGCCGTACGGGGTCTGGATACGCCAAGCGAACTCGTTTTGCCCCGACCCCTTGGTGGCGTTCCAGCCGTACTTGGAGCAGGTTCGATAGACGGCATCGGTATTGGGACCGTCACCAGAGTCGAGAAACACGAAGAAGTTAGACACCTCATGCTTGAGTTGGAAGGCCCGAAGATCGTCCTCGGTGGCTAGGAAGGCCCACTCCTTGCCACGGGACTTACCATCGGTGGCCCAGCGGCGAACTATGGCGTAGTAGCCGTTGCGTTGCACATCGACATCAAGCGACCGTAGCCAGGCAAACTGCTTGGACTGTTTTTGTTCTTCCGTGATGGGTGCAGGAACCAACTTGCCATCGACCATTGCCGCCTCGTCATCCCACGGGTCAACCATCTTGTAACCGCTGGGCATAATCTCGCCGCCGTCCTCATCCGGGTTTTCAATCCAAGACTCCGCAATCCGCTTTTGCTTAAACTCGATGCGGGAGGTCTCGTCCCCGTGTTCATCAAAGGCGCGCTTGGCGTTGATGGCTTCTTCGGCAAGGTCTCCCCACGACAGCCCCCATTGAGCGCACAGGGAGTTCCAATGGAAGCCCACGATGCCCTTGGGTGCGGACGGGTTCATCGGCACATACTCGGCCTTGAGGTTCATCTCCTGCCGGACGGCAAAGGAGTCATCGTGCATCTGACCGCACGACTTGCACTTGTATTTGATGCCCTTCTTGACCTTCTCAATTTCCCAACCTCCGCCGCCCTTGGCATCCTCGGGGTAGATCAACTGCTCCCACTCGTAAGCCTGGAGCGTTTGGCACGATAGGCAACGGAACATCCACTCACGGCGGTCGGAGGTGTTCCAGAGGTTTGTGATGTCATCGCCCTCGACCCCGCCCTGCGAGATGAACACGGACTTGCCGTTCCAAGTAAAGGCGGTGCGGCGACGCTGGGCTTCGCCAAGGTGACCTTTCTTCCACGACCACACTTCGTCCCCGCCGAGGTAACGGATGGAACGGCGTTGCAGGTTTCGCTTGTTGTCCGCCCCCAGCACCCACATCGTGCATCGCTGGAACTGGTGGGTATGCCAATTGGACTTCTCGGTGTGGCTAATCTTGGCCTTTGCCGCAGGGGTTGCCTCCCAGATTGGTCGTAGGCGATTGGCCTGCCAGTCCTTGGCGTTTAGGTCTACATCCTGCAAGAGCAGGGTGGGACCGGGAGCGCGCGCGGCGATGTAGGCAGACCAGAGTTCCAGCAAGGTGGACTTGCCCATCTGGACGGCACCAAAGACCACGATGGTGTGGATCTCGGGGTCGGTCATTGCCCGCAGGATGGGGGCAAGGTACGGCGTAGACTCTACTCGGAAGGCACCTGGCATCGGCCCCGGCATATTCTTCACATTGGCTTCCATCCAATCCACGATGTCGCCATCCGGGTCGGGGGCCAGCAGAGCGCGGAGGTGCGACTCGTAGAGGTCAGCCGTCTGCTCGCTCATTCCTCGGTGTCATCCACCTCATCGGCGGTAGCCTCCACCTCGGTCGGGTCGGCCTCGGGCATCTTGATTTCCTCCTCCGACTCCGCCACCGCCTCGCTCACACGGGACAGGATGCGGGTCATCTCCTCGTCCACGGCCTTCAACGCTCGCCCGGGGTGATCGGGGTTCGCCCTCGATGCCACCTTGGTGCCGAGTTGGGTCAACTCGTTGCGGAGGTTCGTCAGTATCTTGCCGAAGCGTTCAATGGCGGTCTGGGTGCGGATGAACTCACGGCTGGCAATCTGGCGCGCGTGGAGTTCCTTCTCCATCGTGATGAGGGTCTTTACCAACTTGTCGTAAGTCGAGTAGGACTTGCTGGCATCGGGCGAGTCGTTGGATAGATCGTCTAGGTACTTGCGGTGGGCCAGAGCCTTCAGTTCGCGCTGACGCTCGACCGTCTCGTTGAAGTCCCTGTCGCTGGTGACACCCGCTTGGGTGCCGCCACGGACGGCGCGCCTGGACATGACCCAAGACTCCGCCGCCTCGATGGAGTCGATGGGCATACCCTGCGTGATGTAAGCGTTGACGAGTTGCTTGGAGATGCCAAGCCGTCCGGCGATGTCGATGGGTCGTGGGCGTTCGCTCATTTCTTCTTCTTCAGCCTCGCGCAAGCGTGTTCGGATTTCATGTACACCG